GCACATTGATATAGTCGCCACCTTCGGTAGCGTTCAATTCCGCCATTGGTTGTACAACACCCGATGACAAGAAGGCATCACGCAGGGTTGTTTGCTCAATCACATACGGAGTAAAAATCTCCGGAATGATTAAATCAGAACGTAAAGTTGCCATTAGTCCTCATAGAAATGGTTTACAGGTTAGGGCGCAGCCCTATTACCAGCGCAGCCGGTTGTCGATACTCTAGCGGTTAGCTTTGAAGCGATCGTATAAATCGCGATCAGTCCTAAACAATCGTGCCTGTTCCGTCAGGTTGAATGATTCCGGCGCGAATGGATTTTTGACGCCTGTTGGCAAGCTGCTTGGTGCATTGCCTGATGGTGCACCGCTGCCTTGTGGTTTTGGTGCCTTTTGCATCCATGCCGGTAAAGTTTTTGCCCATTCTGCTACTGGGGTCCGTTGGTACCCATTAACTACTACAACGGTGCCATCAGCTTCACGTTCAATTTGATCGCTGCCTAGTTTGTTTTTTAAAACCATATCTGGATCATGCACGATATCAGCTAATGCTTGGATTGCTGGTGCTACGAGTTCAAGGTCTTTGATTCTGGTTTCAAGTTCGCTGAGGCGCTGGTCCTTCTGCGCCGTCGTCTCACGGTACTGCTGCTCCAAAGCTTGCCTTGCTTCGGCATATTTACCGGCGGATTCAAGTTCGGTTTGCTGGGCTTGGCGCTTAAATTCGAGCAATTCGTCAATGTCCACACCATTAGGCAACTTTGGTGCCTTTTTTGCGGCACGTAATTCAGCAATCAATTCTTGGTTTTTGCGCTCAAGTGCTTCAATGCTTTTTTGTGTTTCATCTGTTGCCGCTTGGATTTCTTCAGACATTGATATTTTGCGTTTGCAGTTGTATCTTACCTACCATTTTTCTTTATCTGCCCAGAATGCAGCACTCATTTTCCCTTTAGCAATATTGGCCGCATGTCTTGCTTTGAAGCTGGCACGTCGTGCCTTATCAGCGGCAGATTCACCTTTAGCTGATGGGCTACCGCTTACGCCTTGCTGGCCGAATCGTATCAACTTAATAGTGTCGCCCTCTTTAGCTAGTACAACATGCGATTTCTTTGGGTGGCTTGGTGTTCGTTTTGGTTTGTTGTAACCATCAAACTGCTCGCCGCGATAGGTGATCACTTCTTCTTTGGCTTAGGCTTCTTAGCAGTTTTTGCAGCAGCTTTAAAATCACTTGCGCTGGGGCGATCAGGATCCTTTTTACCTGACATGCGTTCCTTGCTGCCGGCTTTGATGCGGTCTTGTTTAGCGTTGATGTTGGCGTAAAGACCGGGCTTAGCTTTTTTGGGCACTGTAACGCTCGCGGAGGTCTTTCAATGATAGCTCCGACCCATCGTCACGTACAAGCTTTGCCATGGCATCCCGTGCGCCATGTTTTTCGGCTAATTTATTGAAATAAACTACTTTATCTTTTCCTAATACTTCTTCTTGCACTGAGCGTGGTTGATCTTTAAGCCATTGACTATAGTTTATATTCGCATCAACTTGGCCGTCTTTACTGGCACGTGTGCCTTCTGGTGGTGGCGTAAAGCCTAAATTTTCATAATCAATAACTGCTACTACTTTACTGCGGCAATTAAAATGCTGTGGTGGCATTGGGCCTTTGCCATACTCAAATTCTTGACCATCTAATGCGCGGCATATTGCACTAGTTCTAGTGTCAAGTGCTGCTACATATTGATATTTCTTAGTGATATCTTGGTTTGCTTCATATACAGCCATGCTGGCGGCATTAGCAACTTGATTAATGCTTGTACGTACAAGCGCCATGATCTGGTTGTCAGCTATAGAAGTTGATTGCCCGCCGGCTGCGATAATCTTTTTAAGTGCCCTATTGATCATGCTGGGCTCCTCACCAAATTGCAAGATGCCAATCAACCGCTTTGCGATATCAGATGTAGTTTCACCTGTTAACAAGCCATTGCGTACCACTTGCCCAAATTGCTCAGCTTGATCAACTGCAATCCCACGAAATGCTTTACTTACCACTTCGCCGTTAGGTAGGGTAATCGTCGCACCTTTTGCTGCCGTGAGGTTAAATGTGCCGGTGCCGGCTTGATTGGCTAACGCTTCCACGCCATAGACGGATTTGTATAAATCATCCGACAATGCCACGACATTAAGTTGAGTCGGGTCAGTTGTGACTACTGATTGTGCAAATTGCGGGCTTATTTCAACTGTATTAACTGCGGTACGTGCGCCTGCCGGTAATGCCTTGCGTAGTTGATCGGTAACGAAATCTGATTGCAGTTCTGCTAAACCTTGCAGCTCGCTTGCAGCGATAGCAGTACTATCACCCGACCATGTATTAAGGCTGTCTTTAAGCTGGGCAAGTATCGCGCGTAATCTTGCTGCTTTTACTGGTGCTGCTAACTCATCGATTGTTCGTAGCTGGTTTACCGCATCAATAATAATATCATTATAAGTTGTTACTATTTGACGGCCTACACTATTGCTATAGCGGTTTAAATCAATCGCGTTACGAAATAGGGCTGCCGGTATCGTCATTCAGCCCTCCATTAGCAGTTGCGCTTAGTTCTTCTTCTACATCAAAATCATCGCCCAAAACCTCGCCATCTGCAAGTTGTTGCAATAATGTTTCCTGCGTGATGGTGCCGGCGGTATAAAGCTGTAGTAATGCTTGGATCTCAGCAGGTTCTAGCCTTGCGCCAATAAAATCACGATTTACCAAGCAACTGCCAGCCGCTTCAGCGGCGCCGAGATATTCAGCATGAAAGCGTAAGCAGTTATCAATCATGTCTTGCACGTTTTGGGCTACAACCATCATCGTCGAATCGCCTTGGCTGCGGTCAATGCGCTTTGCTTCTGCCGTTTCGGCGCTTAACTTTTGCCCTAACACTGCTGATAGCCCCAGCTCATTAATCTGCCCGGCAAGCTGCTCTAGCCGTTTGAATTGGTACTCAAAACTTGCACCGCCTGGTTCTATAAATTCCGCCCTTCCATTTTCGGGAAAGGCTATAGCCTCTCCTGGGCCTGCTGATACTTCTTCTGCTGCTGACGGGAAGCCAAAGAATGCCAACATCGGCACTGCTGATATATGTAGCTGGTTGTCAAGATCTGATTGTATTTGATACGTTTTAAGGTTTAGTTCTGCAATATCTTCTAATGGTGGCCTTGATTCTAAATAACCAACGCGGTTGCAGTATGCAACGCTAAACGGTATATCGCTAAGGCTTGTGTTACCTTCTTCTACGATTTTAAACTCGCTGTTATCTTGCTTTTGATGTAGCTCGTATGCGCCTGGAGTTAACACCCGAACCTGCTGCACTGCTTTCTCGCCGTAATCACCATCAGGCACAATCACCGATTCCAGTAAACGCAGCATTGTGAGTTGCTGCTGTCCGTCTTTCGCTTCAGTGCGCCAGCCTAAAATTTGCCGTGGTGTGTAGGTGCACCAGTACGGTCTACCGCCATCTGATGGTGCGTCAACTAATGTTCCGATGTGGCCGTAACGCACCAACTTGCGTGCAGTTTCATATGTCCAAACATTGAGGTCATTTCCCTGTAAATCTACATCAAATAGTTGTTCTCGTATATTGTCGCTGGTATCATTTAGCCTAACGGGCTTACGTGTTAACATTCCTGCCAACATACGTTCTAAACGTTGATAGTACGGCGGAACTACGCTACGTGCTAAGCGATTATCATAAGACTCATCCTGTTCGCGTGGCTCTTGCGGCAGGTAGCGGCGATGCCTGCGCCTCATGCCGTAGGTGCCGCCCATCAAGTCTTCAATTAAAATCCAATGCGGCTCTTGCGCATACCATGCGGTATTTGCATCTTGCACACGCACGACCTTGCGGTCAGCAGTAGGCCGGTCGTAGAAATTAAAACCTGTGTACATGCAACCGGCCTTTTGTTAATAGATTCTAATGCCTGTACCGCGCCCAGCTCCAGCGTGTAGCGGGTTGAACTCACGCCATACCAGATAGCCGAGCGCGTCTGTCATGTGGTCGTGTCCGCCTTCCTTGTCTGGCGTGCCGTTAGAGCTATAGCATTGCAGTTCTAAGCATTCGATCATACGTTTGCAGGTGCTGTTAATTTGCAGCCGGTGCTCGCCTTTACCATTTTCGAGTAATGCTTGCACTGCTGCGACACGATCGCGCACAGGCGGATTAGCTTTAGGTGATTGGTTACTGATGCCATATTGCTCCAGTATTTGAATATCGGTTTGAGTTGCATTGGTAGACCGATTACCGCCGCTGGCATCTGGGTAGCCATAAAGCCGATGGCCTGGATATCGCCTGCGGATCTCAGAACCTAACGCATCGGTATCATGCGCACCGCTGATCTCGTCAATTATTACTAACCCTTTGCCGCTACGAATGCCAATAACCGCCGACATGTTGCCAATGTTAAAGTCAACTCCAATACGTAATGGTTCTTCACTGTAATCTGGCAATTGTGTTATTACATGTTTAGCCCTATCAAACCTATCGTAAACAGTGCCAGTCGTAAGGTTTATGAACTCACCATCAAGGTAAGCCCTTAATAAGTTTGGATCGTAGTTAGCCTGCAACCGCTCAATAAAATCAGGCGGCAAGTGCGGATTATCCGCAGTACGCATCTTGATTAGCTTTCGGTCAGTGCGTGATAATGCGTCCTCACTGGCAAAAGTATTAAACATCCAACGGAATCCCTCGGGTGTGGACGCCACCGCAAATTGCCGGGTATTACCAGCACGCAATCGGCCAAGGATTTTAGGGAATGCCTTGTTAGCAATGGCTGGCATCACTGTGTCCAATTCATCGCAAAGGCACCATGCGGCATTAATGCCAATGCAACGTTGCCAATTTTCAAAGCTACGGCATAGGATCTTGGTATCACCTAACGGTAGATGCAACACGTATTCAGGTAATGGGCTAGCGCGGAAACTGTACGGGATGCCATACGCCTCCAGGAAATCATCAAAATCTTCTTGCCAAATATCCCGAATTAGCGGACCAGTCGGCTCCATCACTAACCCGATAAAGCCTTGGTTAGCTGCTGCAAGGAAGCAAGCCTTCGCACATAACGCTCGAGTTTTGCCAGCCCCATAACCCGCTGATACGCCAAGGATTTGGGTTGTATGGTCATTTACAAAATCAAGCTGGCCTGGATGTAAATCGGCTTGGATTCGTCTTAATGTATCAGATAAATCAAATGCTTCAATAAATGTTTGGTTTAATTCAATTTGTGCTAGTCGTTTAAGAATCTTCGACATCAACTAACCGCTCACCTGTTTTTGATTGTATTCGCAATAATAAGTTACGTTCCTGTTCTGGTGATAACTCAGATTCTGTTAATGCCTGCACTGCCAGTTCAATGCCTTCTTGCCGAGCCCTAACGATTGCAGCATTGTCGCTGTAATGGTTGCGGAATGCTGGCGAATGCGTAAGCATCCACTGTGCATCTTTGGTATTGCCTTGCTCAGCCGCTTTTGCAATAATATTTGTCAACCTCATGCCACCTTTTGCGCGTCCTTCGTCAATAGCGGCTAGAAGAGCTGTTTCTAATTCGGTGCCCTGCCCCTTCCTTGCATTGCTTATCCATGCCTTAACCGCAGGATAAGAAACACCAACAGCGGCTGCGATGTGCTCTAACGGCCCGCCAAATTCAGCTAAGATACGAACTTTTTTTATTAGCTCCCAATTTAACTTATAGTGCTGGCGAATTATTGCGGCCATTAGTTTTTAACTTGAAGAGTTGAGCTATTTGAATTTATTGTAACCGGTTAGCCGATACTGCACGCGCCATTGCTTTGAGCAGGTTCCACGTTAAAAGCTTCATCTAATAAATCTAGGACGATTTGGTAATCAGCAATCAAATCAATCAGCTCAGCGGGATCCAACGGCTCGCCATCGTCTTGCGCATTATCCCGCACGGCAGCGGCCACGGCACGGCATTCCCCCATCAAATGGTGCAGACGTTCAATCACTGGTGCTTGTTTGACTGAGGGCATTGTGGAGGCGCTGGCAACGGTGTGATGGTAGTTCGCTGTGGTCAATCGGTCAAGCGTTTTGGTTTCTTACGCTTCTTACGGTCTCTTACGGTAAGCGTAAGACTGAGATCACCCGCCAGCACAGCAATTTCCCTCTTTCTTACGTTTCTTACGGTAAAAAAGGTATATAGATAGACTAGAGAAGCAAAAAAATAAAAGGTGTTTCATTTTATTTTTTTTATTTTCTATTTATAGAGAGCTATACCTAAAAAGCGTAAGAAACGTAAGAAGCGTAAGAAATGGGTGGTGGTAAGGGTTTTCAGTCTTACGGTCTCTTACGTTTCTTACGCTTGCGCAGCTTCTAACGGTATTTTGACGGCACGACCTGACATGCCAGAGCCTTTGAAATAAATTACGC